AGTGCATCAGTCGTGGAGTTGCTGTCTGTTGGTGGTAACGCTGACAATGGGTTGCAGTGTGGCGTTTCGTACTCGAACTCGAATAACGGTTTCGGTAACGTCAGGTCGAACATCGGTGCTCGTTCGTATATCTACACAAGATTTCTCTAAGAAGAAAGAAAATATAATTAATGCTTCATTGCCGTAGATTACGGGTAGTCTATAGGCAAGAAGCACACGATTGAACCTGTCTCGATGGAGGGCATTCATGATGATGTAAGCCCCGACAGAGCAAAGATTAAAGGCGTAGGGTATGAAATAGAGTCCCCTCTCGTAAGTAAGTGATACAGTTGTACGTATGTGCCGAACACCAGTGAGCCGAGAGTGTAGAAAGCCTAATTTGAAGGATATGTGTTTAAAAAATGTAGGACTGAAAAAAAACGGAGCAGGATGACAGAAACACGAGAGTTGGCATATAAGCGTAAAGCTAAACTTCGCAAGAAGCATCGCAAGGTTAGAGCGGAACTTGTTAGCGAGATGGTTAACTTACAGATGGCAGTTAAGAAATCACGCAAAGGCAAGGAAGGCAAGCGAAGTGTTTCAAACTTCGATAAAGACTATGATGAGAATTTGAAACGTTTACAGAAAAGTCTTATTGAAGGCTCTTATCACACAAGCAAAGGCAATGTTTTTGACAGAAAATGTCCTTGCGGCAAAGTAAGAAAACTGCTTGTGCTTCCTTATTATCCCGACAATATAGAGCAACATGCTCTGATGCAGATTCTTATGCCACATCTTGATAAAGCTCTATACAAAGAGAGTGGAGCGAGTGTGAAAGGTCGTGGAACGATGTATGCAAAGCGTAGAACAGAACGTTGGATTGATGAAAAAAAGTCGTGTGGTAGAATATATTTCATAAAACTCGACTTTATCAAGTTCTATGAGAATGTAGACCAACAAGTGCTGTATAATGCTCTTTGTAACTTTTTCTCAAACAAAGGCATAAGATATTTGCTTCAGCAAGTGATTTTCGCACAAGAGAAAGGTCTTGGTATAGGTTTATACCCTATCCAGACTCTTACTAACTATTATATGAGTATCTTGTGTAGAACTGTCAGCATGCTGTATGATGTAAAAGTCGAGATATATTGTGATGACATGGTTATCCTTGGTAGTAATAAAAAGGATGTTTGGAAGGCTGTTAATTTCATTCTCGATTATGCACACAATGTGATGCATCAAGAGTTGCATAGCAACATAGGGATGCAGATAGCTGATTATAAACACTTCCTTGATTATGTAGGCTACCGCTTTTATTTCAATCATACTGAATTGCGAAAACGCATGAAGGAGAATTTCAAGAAGAAGATGCATAACCTTAAAGACCCTATGAGGAAATACAGAGTGGCGATGAGCTATAAAGGATGGTTGTTGCATTGTGACGGTTTTAATCTTTGGAGAAAGATAACAGGAATGGATAGTTTTGATGATTTCAAGATGCCTATTTTTGATGAGCGTGATGCCGATGGTAAGCGTATCTTTCAAGGACGTAAAGGTAATATTGGTATGATTCTTAATCAGCCGATAATAATCTTAGACGTTGAGTTCGGTGTGCGCTCGCAATATGGCAAGAAAGGTGTTACTAACCTTATCCAATTGCAATGTGGAGGCATTACTTATAAGGTACGCTCCAATAACTCTTATCTTGATAAGCAGTTGCGATGGTTTGTTGAGAATAAGCATATTCCGCTAAAAGGGTGGAAGTTCATCAATTGGAATATGACTGGCGTAGGCAATCCTGATTACAGAATTGTTCGCCCTGATTGGACTCCCGAAATTGGATTTTAATATATAAATCATTTTTAAAAAAAGTATTATGGAATTAACAAAATCAATTTTTGACAAAGCTCCAAAGACTGTGGAGTACGAAGGTAAAACTGTTCGCATCAACTTTGATATTGATGTAACGGAAGTTTCTCTTGGCAATACAGAGAATAAAGGCGATAGCAAGAGTAAGGAAGTCGCAGCAACTCGTTCTGCATTCTCTGCCTATGTTGTTCGTGTGGCTCACCCTCTGGGGCGTGACAAGGTTATTGACGCTATTGTGTCTGCTGCTTATCCTTCTGACAAGATGCAAGCGATAATCAACAATCATCTTGTAAACCTCGCTACTCTTGCCGATGGCGGTAAGCTTGATGAAGACGAGTTGGCTCATGAGGAAGAGTATAAGGCTATGCAGGAATGGCGCAAGAAAGCCAAGAGCGTTGCAAGCGACGTGATGGAAACTTATTTGTCTAACATTTAATCAATGGGGAGGAAAAGGGTATGGGTATTTATATAAAATTATCAGCAAGCGTTTCAGTTCTGAGAAGACCAAAAGATGGCATTAACGGAACAGATGGCAAAAGCGCAATCGAGATAGAGGTGCAAGACGCACCTCTTGTCTTCGATACTGACATTTACGGAACTGCTACAGGGTCTAAGAAGGCAACTGTCTATGTGCGTCAAGGTGGGATAAATATTGTAGACAATCTGAAGAAGGTAGCTATAGCAGAAGAAAGCGAGAATATGAACGTCAGAGGTGCAACTGTAAATGTTGTGCAAGAGCTTGGTGGCAACAGTTGGATAACTGTTACCATAGATGGTTCGCAAATCATTAAAGACAGTTACGATGATGTGCAAGGGACAAAGCGCACGATAAGTCGCACAAGTGGCTTTGTGGTGCTAAAATTTACTTATGACGGCATTGACTATCGCAGTCAAATACAGTTTTCTGTAAATGTTGCGACATTTTATATTAACAACATAAGCAACGAAAAGGAGCAAACTCGCATACTTACCGAGGTTAGCAATAAATATGAAGCTCTGCCCGAAGAAGTTAGAAACAAAAAGAGCTTTACTGAATACAATAGCACTATCAAGCAGACAGCAAGGGAAATATCACTTAGCGTAACTGAGGAAGCTGCGAAGAAGCGTAATCTCCTCGTTAATTCTGACTTTGTTAGAAATGGCGGATTCTATATCTTCCAAACGCTTTTTGCAACAATAGAGCGTTATGATAGTCTCAACGATGAGAATGTTTGGTATTCCTATCCGACAAACCAAGTTTTTTATTCTAAGCTGATGTGGGAAGGCAGTAAGGTTGGCGACATAGACCGAGGAAGTCATAATATCCCTATCGTAATAGGAAAGAAATACACCATCTCATGTTGGGCAAAGGTTTCTGATACTTCAGTGCCTTTAACCTTACAAGTGTACAGTCAGGCAGCACAAACAGGCAACAGCGCAACAGCTTCAAAAGGCGACTTGTTAAACCAAGAAGTTCCGCTCGATGCCGCAAACGTATGGCAGCTTATCTCCTTTACCTTCGAGGCTAAAGGCGACTATCCGTATTGCTCTGTGCGACTATTCTTCCAACCGCTTTCGAGTACTCGCATTAAAGGTTACATATCGCAGCCTATGCTGGAGCAGGCTGACTCGTATAATGGGTGGACTCTTGCCGAGGAAGATTATGTATATCGCAACGGTAATATTCTCGACAACACACGCTATCTCGATGTCGGGGGTAATCTTACACAGGTGGGCACTATCATTAACAATGCCAAGGATAATTGCAGTATGAGCGAGGCAAACGTAGACTTAGCAACCACCGCCAGAAGGACAGGCACACTTCTTCGATACAAGATTCCGCTCGAAGCCCACACCGACTATGTGCTTTCATTCTACGTCCGCAGCAAAGACCTTGAAAGTAAGCAAAACGTAATCTGTACAATTAATTTGGAAAGTGGAGTGTTCTTTGCCGAAGGCTACATGCAGACAGAGAATGAAAGTGTAGGGTATATATCTAATTATATCTCTCTACATGGTAACTCTCCAACGTCTGGCTATATGCAGTTTTCATCCATTCCAGAAGAATGGACTAAGGTGTGCTATCACTTCTCTCTTAATAGCAAGAACACCGCACAGCCTATTTCTATCCTCGCTTATGCGCAGAATGGCGCAGGCGCATTGCAGATATGCCAACCGAAGCTCGAAAAGGCAGTTACCAATACAGCTTGGACGGAAGCAAAGCAAGACGTAGCCTTTAAAGATAAGTATAAACGAGCAGGCATAGACCTTGACGCAGAAACCATCCGTCTTACAGCCGAACGGACTATCATAGATGGCGACTTACACCTTAAGGGAATACTTGTAGAGAATACTGCCGAGCCAGTTGTAACCGCCCTTTTCCCTATCGTATGCGACTTGAAGCAGAATAAGTCTATCGCAGTTGGAACGTATACAGGAAATGAGAACTATGGTACAGGTAGTGAAATGCAATCCGTTCTCCTGCCAATGGTTTATGACGTTCCATGTATCAATTCAGATGGCAACGAAACAACCGTAGCAGGACTAAAAGAGTCAGGAGTTAAGCTTACCATATTCTCAAAATATAACCCTGTAGTCTCTAAGTGGGCAACAGCAAGCAGATTGAGATACCGAGATTCGGAAGCAAACTCTGATTGGGGAGGTCTAAAGCCTTATCAGATACTGCATGCAGCTATAACTGTTGTTTACGCAGACCCTCGTATCGCTTTCAAGAGAAACTATGAAAGTGACGCTAATTCTAAGGTATTGCCTGAAGGTTCGCCCAAACCATCGTACAATGATGGTCGATACAAGCACGGGTGCTTCGTTTGTAATGGTCGTAGAGGTCGTATACTATTGCTTATGCCTGGGCAAGCTCTTCACCTCACTTCTTCGGTCGAGAAATGGGGCAATGAAGACGTATTGATGTGGTATGTTGACAATGCGAGCGAATTTGAGCCGACAAGCAAAAATGTTCAATTTGGTGACTCGGTGCACACTTATAACTGGGAGCATGCAGCATATAGCGACACGCACGATAATTCTTTTCCTGGTGACACTATCAATGGCATGGAAAGCTATCGCTACGAAGATGTTCTCTTTGCACCTCCTCAGCTCTCTAACGATTATCCTGCCAATGATAATCTTGGCTATGAGATTATAAAATCAGATGTTCCATTGGTAATTCCTCTATTCTAAAAAAAATAAACATTAAATACTATGTGGAGAAATATCAACAGCCGAGACATCCTCGGCTTATGCCTGTGGTTCATGGTTGCCCTCGTAACTGGTTGGGTAGCCTACACAATAATGATAGCGAGAGAGATATATCAGTTTTTTCGCTATCGTTTGGAGCGATTTGAGTGGGAGGATGTGGTGAGATACAGCCTCGTGATAACTCTTGGTTGGCTCGTAAAGAACTGGCTATAGTAGAATGAATGGCAGGGAATTTAAGATGTTCCTTGCCATTTATTTTTGCTTAAAGTGCAGAAAATGTAAATATAAGCATTATTACACCTGCTTAATACGCCATAAATATGCAATAAATTCACAATAAAATAAAATATGTTAAATGAATATATACGTATGAATATCAATTAATTATGCGCACATAAAGTTAAAACATATCGGTATTACGTTAAATGCGTTAATTTTATGAGAGCGAAAAAGAATAATGCTTATTTTTGCAAAATATGCTCGAACTAAATTAGGGATTATGGAACAGAATGAAAAGGAAAAAGAAATCCTGCGATTGGTACAGGGAATGGATGTTAGTGAAATTATACAACTGCTGATGAAGAGCGGTAACAGGTATAATAGAAGAATTCTAAAGTTCTTCCGATGGTTCTGCAAGTGGATGCCGATAGCCATTATGCTTGTACATAGCTACGGAATGATAAACTTTAGCACGCATCCTCGTGAAATGCTGATTAAACTACCAGGCAACGAGCCATGCTATTTGTTTATCTACTTCATGGTATATCTGTTTCCGATGGTGATAATCCTTGCAAGCAGATTCTTTTGGCTTTGTTGGAGGTATCGTATTCCGTTCTTTTATTACTTTGGAGTAAACGCTATACATATTGTGCATCATAGCATTTTTACTACAAATGCTATGATAATGAGCCATTACGCACTAATGGTAATGACTGCAATTATCTACGTATACTCTTTTGCCGATTTATTCTGCAATAGAACGAGATTAGGCAGAAAAATATGCTCGTAATGTCGATTTTTACGAGAAAATCATCAAAATAAAGGTAATATGGCAAAGATATTAAGTTATAAGCTACTTGGAACAGCTTTGAAATCATTGAGCGATGCTTGCTTTAAGGCTGATGAGCAGCAAAAGAATGGCGAGAAGGTAACAGCCTGCGGAATGAGTGATGATGATTTGGATAGGTTGTGCGACATCATACCCGATATGCTCAACCCTATGATGAGTACTGAGGAAGTCAAGGAAAAGCTACGTGTTAGCGACTCTACCTTAAACCGTATGGTCGAGCGTGGTGATATTCCGAATGGCGAGTGTAAGAAACGAGGGCATACCCGATATTGGAAGAAATGGGATATTTTACATTTTATGAAGAATAAGAGAGGCAAGTGATTACTTCTCTTATTTTGTTTCAGTTATTAAGTAATGCTTAACAACATAGAGTGGTTGTTTCCAAAATGGAAATAGCTTAAAAGTGGCATGTCGGAAATTCCGACACACCACTTTTTTATTAAATATGACATTACCTTCTGTCAGCTTAACCTATTGATTATCAACGACTAAAACAAAGTATGATAGAGTTATTTTAAGTCTGAATAATAACAACTAACTTTGCCACGTAACGTTACAATAGAGTTAGTTAACATTTAAGGATTTAAAAAGATTGTATCATGGAAATGACAGATGCAAAAGTCGTGGAGAAGAAAATCTACGAAGAGGGAAAGAAACATGACGAGTACGCTTCTAAAGGTATTGCAGGGACTGGATTGGGTCTTGGAATAGCTGGCACTGCACTTGGTCTTGGTGCGTGGTTGCTTGGTGGTAATCGTAATGTATTTGGTTCACTCGGCAGTAATATGCCTGAGAACGTGAACATCAATACTTACGGAGCTAACGCAAGCTCTAATCAGCCAACCGCCTTGCAGGTAATGGAGAAGGAATGCGATGATGAGGTGAAGTTGCTTACCGATATGTTTGGTTTGAAGCTTGACACCGCTAACAAGTTCTACGCTATGCGTGAGACTGACATCGCAGAGAAGTTCTCTATGTATAAGGGTGCTACAGATACTATCAATGCAGAGAACCGCCGTGCAATGCAGGCTGAGTTCAATCTCTACAAGTCTCAGATTGATGCGGACTTCGGTCTGTACAAGAATCAGAGAGACCAGTACGATGCGTTGCAAGCAAAGTATAGCGACCTCGACAAGAAGGTAGCCATCATGGAAGCCCTCACTCCTTACA